AGATCATCTTGGTTATTCAGTTGTATGCTGACTGGACTAAATACAGTTGTAGTTGCATTAGTTGTAGCAGCAAATTGTTTTTTAGTTGTGACTGCCATTGATAATCAATGTATAGGATTGGTGCTATCTTTTAGATGGATTGTTAGTCTTTTCAATTACATTATTAATATCTTGGTAAGTATAACCTTTTTTATTTTGTAATATAGTTTTTGCTTTTCTTACATTTATTCTACTTTTTAACGATTTTTTATCTGATAAATCAGAAAACTTAGTGCCTGGAAGAAGCATTGTTTGTTTAGCTCTCTTTTTAGCATCAGTATGTATTTGATCTATTTCTGTATAAAATTGCTCTTCTTTATAATTATATCCACCTTTGTCATCACCAATAATACCAAACACCCCATCTTTAGAAAATGGGCCAGTTTTTACTTTCCGATCTTCTTTTTTATACTTTTCAAGAGATTCTTTCCAAGCTGGTTCGTTTATTTTGTTTTCTAACCGTCTTCTAAATATTGGATCAATAGCTAACAGTCTTTGTATTTCTGATTGTTCTGGGCCTGTTAGTTGCTCTCCATCTATAGAAGTTAGATTTGCATTAACATCATATCTAATATCTATAAGAGCATCAACAACTGGATCATCTTTCTCGAAATCTATACCTATAGGAGAAACCATACCAAACATTCTTAAAAAGAAATTATCTGGTCTCATACGTAGTTTCTTTTCCTGTCTTTCTGGGTTATAAATTTCATATTTTTGTGGTAACATAGGCTTGATTACAGAAGCTCTATATAATATTCTTTCATTTACAGACTCTAGTTCTTTCATACTACCATCTATAAGTTCAGAAAAGTCACTAAAACTACCACTCATTGGCATAAAACTACCTAATACATTAGCTGCACTTTGACCAAATAAAGCTTCTTTGTTTTCAGCTGTAAATATATTAGAAAACTCTGTTATACCACCTAATGGGCCATTATCAACAAGTAAACTTGCAGTAATGTTTGATACTCTTGCAAACGCTTGACTGGTTGCTGTTTCACCTATAACTTCTGCATTACCTACAATGTTAGCTATAACTCTAGCTAGTGTACTAAATATTTCTACACCTTGTATGTTGAAATATACTTGTTCATCAGTAAATGGCACACCAAATCTAACAGAATTAGGTTTAATACCACCTTGAATCCAAGCTTCACGTTCTCCTGGATCTCTAGGTAGGTCTCCAGTGTACTTACCTGTAGCTGCCAGCATGCCAAATAACACTGTAATACCTGTGCCAAATACCATTTGACCTTCAAGTTGTGCAATTTCGCCTGGAATATTACGTTGTTTAATACCAAGTTTCTGTAATTCTACCATATCACCTCTAAGAAGAGCATGATATTTCTTATTAAATAGAGCAGCAGCAGGAGAATGGTCAAATACTAACTTTAAACCGTTAATAGAAGGTGTAATAAACTTAAATAAAAGCTCAGATCCTGGAAGTGCTTTCAACATAGCGTTATATGCCTTACCTAAACCATCTAAATTTTTAGTTAATGTAGCTTCATCTCCAGCTAATCTAGCTAATTTATCAGATACTATCTTTACTTTTGTAAATGTACCGTCACCATTATCTATTTCTTTTATTCTAAAAATTTTTTTCTCGACTAATTCTTCAAATTTAGGTTGAAATTTTTTAAAGTCTTTAATACTTGCACCTGCATCCATAGCTTCATGAAATGCTTCCTCTACTAATCTTTGCATACCAATTACATATCTAGCAGAAGCATCTCCAGCTCCCATAGCTATTGTTGAATGTCGAGCTGCAGGATTAGTATTGAATTTATGTAAAAAATCAGATATATAATAACCAAGTCTTACATTAGGGTCAACATCTTGTTTGCTTAAAAATTGAGACAAACCTTTCCATTGGTTAGTACGCCTTTCAATAGCATACTTACCAGCATAGTCCATATCTGCTCCTTTTAAACCTAGCTTATAATTTCTACTGAAAATAGCTAAACTATCTTGTAAACTTTTAACTGTAGAATCCATTTGAAATAAAGCACTAGCTATTTCTTTTTCTTGTAATTCTTTACTTTGAAAATTTGGAAATAATTCTTTATATCCTTTCGAGTTTAAAAATCCTGCATCAATATTTGATCTTGATATGCTAAGTGGATTCATTAATCCAATAAACCTCATAAAAGGTCTAGATCCTGCTAAGTAACCTGTACTAATAACAGCTTTAACTGGAGTTTTAATTCTAGCTAATAAACCATTAAATGTTATACCTATCAGTTCTTGTACAAGTTTAGAAGGTATAGCTTTAAATCTTTGACCATCTTTACCAGTAAACCCCAAAAAACTACCACCAAATACTCTAGCTCTTAAATACTCACCAATATCATTTAAAGTTAATACATCACCATCTGTTAAATGAAATATAGTTATAAGATCTTCTACAGGTTTCATATCACCTGTTTTATATCCTTGTTTAACTAAATTAATTAAATTTGTATGTAATTTTTCAGCATCTTCTGCAGCCTCAGCTATATAAGTTCCTCTTTTTTTAGCTTCTAATTTATCAAGAATTTTTACATTTGACTGTGCTAGTTGTCCATCTATACCCCAAGCATACATTTGCTCTTTTGTTTTAAGAGTTACAACTTTCATTAAGTCAGCTAACTTTTCAAAATTTTGAGTTAATGTTAAATTATTTTTAACTTCTAATGCACCTGTAGCTAAATTAGACATAGTTTTTGCTAATGATTTTAAAACAATCATGTTAGCATCTTTTTGTATAGGATCAATCGTTTTGATAATTTTACCATCACCAACTCTATCTGGCCCATACGAGTATATTCTATATGGTTTAGAACCACCTTTTCCTTTAAATAATGCGTTTATTGATTTAGTATATTCTTTAGCAATATTTTTTACATCACCTTTAGTAAAGTTAGCTATCATTCCAAGTATAGGTTCTGCTCTTTTTGCTGCCTGTATAGCTAAGTCCTCATATTCGTCTGCCTTATAAGTTCTAAGCATTTCGGTTTTAATATCCTCAACAACTTCAGTCATAATTTCTTCTAGGTTTTTATCACCACCTGCAGACCTTTTGACCATACTTTTAAAGACATTCTCAGAACTGTGTACTGGTTGTCTTGCAGCTTTTAGTATATCAGCTTCATCAAACAATACCTGTTCTATGTCATTATCTTTCCTAGCTTCTTTGACAACATCTTCTACAGCATCAACATTTCTTGCGTATGTACTTTTTTCAAAGTCATCAAACTGATCTGGATTAACATTAGGATCTGGTTGTCTACCAGCATTTTCTGAATCTAATTTTGTACTAGAATACCTTACATCATCCCATACATCATCTTGAGCAGCACCACGACTTTTAGCTTTTGAAGTTAGTTCTTCAATAGTAGCTCTTGCATTAATTCTATTATCAACATTAACATCATCTAGTTGTTGTGTAACATTGTCATACTGAACTAAATCTTCTTCATCTAAATGTCTACGTATATATTTATCTAGAGGATCACTAGGATCTATACCCGTACCTTGGCTTAATTTGACTTCAGCTAGTTTTTCTGCAGCTTCTTCTCGTCTCATTAAATTTCTAAGTACCTCTTGTTGATACTCTTTAGTAGCTTCTTTGTTTGCTATTTTTGCTGCTACTTCAGCAGGATCACCTTTCTTAACAAGTTCTTTAAATTTTTTTGATGCTAATTTACTGCCTTTTACAAAAGCACCTAAGAAGTCACCAACATAGTTAGCACCACCACCTATAGTAGTTGTTTTCATTCTTGCTACCCATGCTGTATCATCTTCATCTATAGCTAATCTTTGCATAAGACCTGGGAATAACCAAGGTACATATTCTTGTGCAGCGTTAGCTAAGTTTGCTTGTTCAGATGATGATGAGATAAGTTCTGCTAAACTACCTGTACCAAATGTTTTTGCAGCACCAATAGTTTTTGGTACAAGAAAATTAAGTATACGATTACCAGCTACAAATGCTTTACCAGATCTAATAATTTGTGGAGCTTTAGGTATAAGTTTAGCACCTGTAGGAGCTAGTAAAGCTTTGTTTGCACCACCAAGATAGTTCCCTGTCCATTTAGTTAACAAACCAAATTCTACTAAAGCTCTACCAAAATTACCTAAAGGTGTTTGGTTTTCTGGTTCATAAACATCTGGTACTTCTAGATAAGTTCTTTTTTTATAATCTTTATTAAATGGATTATCCTCATCTTCTACAGGCATACCTAAAATACTTTTTGCAGTTGTTTCAAGAGTTTGTTTTGATAAACCAGCAAACTCTCCTAAACTTTCATAAGCATCTATTAAACCGCCTGTACCAGCTCTAAGAGTTTCTGCTACAGGATTTGTAGATTGATTAATTACTTCCTGTCCTGCAGCTATATCATCACTAGCTGATTGACGTATAGCTTCACGATCTGCTCTTATATCTTCTTTAGATCTTTGATCTCCTTGTAAATTGTTATCAATAAAATCACGTACATTGACAGCAGCATCTTCCATAAGACCACTTACATTGTCTGCAGCCTTCATGATTGGGTTGCTAGATGCAGGTGCATTTTTTTCAAATTCTTGTTGTAAACTACCCATATCAGAAAGATCGGGTAAATTTACCTCTTCATCATCCACTATCTCCTCTTCTGCCCCTTGGGGTAGTTGATTTTCTAGTTCGTTTGACATTACTCTAAGACTCCTTGAGTTCTAAGTTTGTGTATATATTTATTAGCAAAAGCATTGATTGTAGGTAAGTTATATAAGTCCATATTACCCCGTAGGATATAAGCAACATGATACCTAGCAGCTATGTATGGATCGCCATTTGCTTTTTGAAATGCACCCTTCCATGATGTTCTGTTTAGATAAGCCCATGTTTCTTTCTGTAACTCTTCACTTTGCCTGTAGCGATGCAGTGCCTTAGCAGCTGAAAAACCTTTTAAGGGGTTGTCATCATCTTGTGCTTTTGATAATGCTGTAAGCATCCTTCTTGTTATAGGATACTTACCAATGGTAGGTTCAAGTCGTTTACCAATAGTTAATAATTTTAAATCACTTTCTGGATTTATTCTTTTACCATCTACAATTTTTTCAAAGTGTAAATGCTCTCCGTTACTTACTCCTGTAGTACCTATCTCACCAATTCTTTCACCGTTATATTTAGCACCAATAACTAAATTAGGGTTATAACTTTTAAGATGTGCAAACCTATAAATGACATTATCTGGTGTTTGTATATCAAGATACACACCATACTTAGAATCACTAGCGTTAGCAACTACAGTACCATCTTTAATGTTAAAAGCTGTATGGAAACCTTCAGTGTAAGTTGTACCTACATCTATACCTTCATGATATGTACTAGCTCCTTCTGGTGTACCATCTTCTCCTGGTTTTCTAATTGCACCAAATTGACCTAAATCAGATATACCTATTAATCTATGACCTGTATACTTTTTACCGTCAATAATTTGTATCTGACCTGCATCTAATTCTAGTGCGGGGGCTGCCATTTCATTACGTATAACACTGGTAAAATCTTTACCCTTCCAAGCTTCAGTTAAAGTACGTTCATTCATAGGAAAAAACTCATTAAATGCACGATTTACAGCTTTATAACTTGTATTGTTTTTAGATTGTAAATCTTGTAATGTATTTATACCTTCTGAATACCTAGACTTGTTTCTATTTAACTCGTAATCTTTAGGTGCTTCTACATCAAAAGGTATATCATGTGCTTCGCTTTGTATTTTAGCAAAGTCATATGGAGGTACTTTAAATGTTTGAGCTATTTTATCTGCAATAGGATTGTTAAAAAGACCTTCTGAATCTAATTCTACATCTTTAAATATAGGATCACTTACTGATTTTTCTTCAGCTTTAATTGTTTCTATAATATTTTTAACGTTATTTTGCTCTAAGTATGGATATATATTTTGTTCTTTCATTACATTAACAAAACCACCTTCAGACGGGTCAATATAATATTTATTATCTGCAAACTTAGGATCTTGAGCTTGGTTTATCATACCTCTCATTGCAACATCAGCTTCACGTATAGCTTCTCCAAAAGTTTTAGCAGCACCTGTAGCTTCAGCTTCAGCTTGTATTTTATATGCGTTAAACTTAATTTCTGAAAGAAAAGCATTATATGCACTGTTAAATGTACCAGAAGTATCTTTTACGTTACCATATTGATCTATTGTAAATGACGTATTTAGACCAGCTAAATAAGTTTTAAATGATTTAGTAACATCTTCTACATCTTTCTTTTCAGAATCTGGATATAACTTATCAACTATTTTAATTTTTGGATTAGCTTCTAAATATGCGTCTACTGCATCACCATCTAAAGAAGGATCAATAATATCAGCTTTTGTTAAAACACCTCCATTATCTATAACTTTACCTTTTATAGACAATACACTTTCGTACTCATCTTGAGGATCTAGAAAAAGTTTACTAACCTTTTCAATTACATCTCCAGTAACTAATGGGTTGTTGTCAATTAATCCTCTAACAAATTCAAGTTGATCTTCTTCTGTTGCTCGTTTTTCTTTTGGTAAATCTCTTTGAACTTGTAAATAATCTGCTACAGACAATTCTACTACCGCATTTTGATATTGTTTATTTGCTTGATGTTTACTGGTAACAGTCCGTTGTTTTAACATTGTTACAGGTATTACACCAAATTTAGTAGGGTGTAATTCAGATAAACTTCTAAAACCCATTGGAGTTTGACCTTTTTCTTGCAACGCTAAATTAAGTCGTTTTTCCAATAAATCAGGATTATTTGATCTAGTAAAAGCATCTTCTATTCTTTTTTCTAATCTTACAATAGCTTGATGACCTGTAGATCCAGTTGCAGTTGCTTTTAAATGAGGTTTAGCTAAATCTACATATCTATTTAAAACATTTGCTAAATTAGGAGATCCTGCAATATTATCTAAAGCATTATCAAGTACCATATCTAAACCATTTAACTGTCTAGCTTTAAATTCTAAATCAATATCTTCAAACCTTTTTTTTAGATTTGCATTTAATAATTTTTTAGCTGGTTCAACTAATAATTTTGCAGTAGAAACATCATTAAAATCACCTCTATTTTCTTCAGTCCATTTACCTAAAATATAATTAGATGCAATAGCTAATTGTCTTTTTGTAAGGTTAGGGTCATTAATTGAAAAAGGGACATCTCCATCAAGTAATTCTGTAGTATTAGTTTTTATTTCATTGTCAAAATAAGAACTAAAATTTTCAGCTTTTAAAGCTTTGTCTCTAGCTTCATAACCATATGTATATGCTCCCGAAAATATACCTCTAACTTTCCTAGCTTTTTCTTTTGCAAAAGGATCATTAGTATTTTCAATTTTAGTTGCTAGATTGTTAGCTGTAGTAGTAACATCTAATTGTTGATCTGAAGCAGCACCAACTGCATCAAATCCTCTACCCTCTATTACTCCATAATTACCAGCAGCTGGATCATCTGGATCTAATTCATTTTCATCATCTGGAGCTAAGTCTGCCTCTAACTCTGCTAATAATCTATCAGCATCTCCCTCTGCTCTAGCAGCATCCATACCACTTTTAGCTAAACTAGGCACTGTATTTGTCAGAAAATCTCTTATTGCAGCACTGTTTTGGGCAGCTAACTGTGCTTCATAATTACTAACTCGAAGAGTGTTATTTGTAATTCTTTGTTCTTCTGCTTTTAAATCATTTGCTGTTTGTACTCGTTTAGCAACTTCTTCTTTAGCTCTTTTTTCTAATTGTTTAGTACGTTCAACTTGTTGTTTGACATTTGAAGAAATGGATTTTTGACTAAAACCAACTTGCCATTCTCCTTGTCTGCGAAATCCTTTTGCCATAATTTAACCTGTTTGCCACCATTGTTTAGTTGGATCAGCATTACCAATACCAGATCCTGTTTTTACTGCTGCACTAAAGCCTGTCATAATCGACCCTAACATGCTTGGTTTTTCTGGCCCTGCCATTTTAATTGGTCTTACAGTTTTAAACTCAGCAATCGGAGCAACAGGTGCAGCCATAACATTATTAAATGCTCTAGAATCTGCAGAGTATTGACTAAGAAGTGTGTTGTATTCCTGTAAACCATATGATTGTCTAGCATTAAATAAGCTTGCATCTACTGCAGCTTGTGATTGCCCTAGTTTACGTTCTTGATCACTAACAGTTAACATAGTAGATTGTCCTGCTGACATCCCACTTGCTAATATACTACCTTGTGCTCTTATAGATTCTGCTAGTTTTTCTTGTCCTTCAAATAAAGCTTCAGCAACCTTTTCTTTTAATTTTAATTGGTTAGCTGTTGAAGCTCGTGATTGTTCTAATTGGTTAATATCTTTCTGCTTTTCCATCGCTGTGACGGATGCAGATTGTGCTTCTAATTGTGCTTTAAAGATGTCTTGTTTTTGTTGATCTTTAAAAGCAGAAATTTGTATCTTGTTAAGATAGTCTTGTTTTGCTTGATAATTAGATCTATCTACCGCTGCTTTCTGTGCTCGGTATTGTGCCATTTTTGCTTGGCGATCTGCTATTGCAGTCCCCACACCTGATAGACCACCTAAAGCTAATGCTACTGTACACATAGTTTGTAAAATTCAATAAGGGGTACACCATTGTAAACTTTGTAATTTAGGAAGTTAAACTTTAACAGTTTAAGTAATTTAATATGTTGCTCATTACGCATGTCTGCATAATTATGTAAATAAGGATTAGATAGGCTGGCTATCCAGCGTTTTGATTCTTTAATAAATGTATGTGGATACTCAGTACTGGCATCAGTACATAACATCCATATTGCATTTGTAGAAGTCACCCCTGCCACTCCAGCAGTCTTGCCGTTGGGAACCTTAAAATGTACACAATATGTAGAATTATAATATGCTTGTAAAACTGCAGCTACTGCATGCAATCCTGTTGTTTGTTCTGCTTCACGTTTATCTTCCCAGCGTAGGTTCAGCCCTACCTCCAAAGCTAACTCTGGAGTGCAAGGCTGAATATACTTACCTTCGTACATGTCGTTTCGGGTTATAAATGCCATCCCAGCTTCCTGAGATTATGGCGGTAGAAAAAGGGTCTGGTATTTGTATTTGTAATTTATATTTTTCGTTTTTCTTTTGTATAGGTACTCTCACTGACTTAGCTAATTCTGCAGGTGGTTCATCAAAGTTACTAGAGTTAGCTAACATACCAGACTCATACTGAATGTATGTATCCATATCTGCATATTTAGGTATGATATGAAACTCTAAAGGGCCAGATACACCCATCTCAAAATTAACTCCAGATATACGTAACTCTCCATCTAAATCATAAGCATTTTGACCTAAATTAAGATAGTATGCGGGGAGTTCAATTATACTTGTATATTTGTATCCTACTGCAATTTTAGCACTAGAACTTATATTAATATTATTAAACGTAGCACTGTTAGTTCCTACAGCATCCGCTTGTCTGACAGTTCCAGCTATAGAATTACCATCGCTATCATTACCAGATAAACCAATCATAAAAAAATTGGTTGTTGCTGTTGGTGTATAAGGTATTGTTAATACAGTTTTTTCAGGTGTAGTTGTAGTCTGAGCTGCTCCTGCTACGTTAGTAGCTACAGTCATACTATCTAAACATGGTTCAAACCATCTTGCAGTTTTTAAAGGAGACCCTACATCAGCTGTAGTACCACCTAAAACATATGCTCTGTTAGCATCTGCATCAGCTACATACTCATGTTTACCTAATATGTAATTATTATTACTATCTTTTGTTATAGCAAAAAAACTACCACCTGTATATACCATGTGTTGCATAGTACCTGTTAGTGTCCAACTATACCACGCAGACTGTTCTCTTTGATTACCAGCATCATAATACTTGTAATGATATACTGTACTATCTCCTTTTTTACCATAAGTAACAATACCTATAGCTGCTGAGTTAGTAGATTTAGTTATATCTTTAGGTAAAAATTCTGGTACAACTCTTGTTTGTTCTAATATCTTAGGTGCTACATCATCATCTAATATAGTAGCTTCAAATGCTCTAGCATATGCAGATACATTAGATGTAAATAATACTGACGTACCTAAATCTACAGGATCTATACTAGAATCACATTCATAACTAGCTATTTTTTTCAGACGCACAGTTTTAGGACTAAATATATCTGATTCTGTGAATAATAAAAACTGACCATTATCACTAAACAACATCATACCTTTTTGTATAGGTAGAGTATGATTAATAAATGCAGGTTTTATATCAGATACAGTTATATCTATAGGATTATCGTCACTAGCTGCTATAGCTGATACAATAAAGAAATCAAAATATCTTCCAGGCTGACTCATGACTACCTGTTCATCAGCAATAAGACCTAATCTGTTCCTATGAAAGAACATTTGTTGTATATTTTTACCGTTAAAGGTAGGAAAAGGGTTAGATGTATTATCACCTACAGTCCTATTTTTCCAGTAATTATCATTACTAGCTGCGTTTGCGGTTGATAAATCTAATTTAGAAAAGGTAAATGTACCATTACGGTTGTTTATTAGTGCATGTGGCATCGTTGCGGGGTCTAAACCTAGCACCATAGGGTCACTATTAGACGCAAAGTTATGAGGTCTAACAGTTTCTTCCCAACTACCTACACCAGAACTACCATTATCTGCCTTAAATATAACATAATAATCATCTGTATCTAAGTCAGCTGTATTAGATATTTGAGCTACATACCCTTCTTTACACATAGCGGGTAGTCTACTAATATCTTGTGCTTTCTGACCTATCACACTCATGTTTTCGTTTACAGCACCACCGAGAAAGTTGACACCATCTGCAGCTGAACCGTTAAGAAATAAACCACTACCTATAACTTCTGCAGTTACATTAGCTAGGCTACTATTAACAGAAGTTTTTAATCCATCAAGAATACTAGCCATAGAGATACTACCATTATCTGGATTCTTAGGTGTCTTAAAGTATGCAATACCAGATACACCATCATATGTTGTTACTGGTTCTACAGCTTCGACTGATATACGATAAGATATACCTTCAATAGATACATCTATAGATCTACCTTCTGCATTACTCTTACTTGTATTTTTTATAATACCGCCATCTGTTAATGTTACTGTAGCAGTATATCTAGTTTTGTAGTTTTGTGTATATCCTAAAAAGTCATCTCTGTTGGTTGTATTATTACTTTGATAGTTTGCAGTATTAGAGTTAATATAACTTGTACCGTTAACTTGTAAACTACCCTCAATATTTTCTGTGTCAGAGTCTGCACTACTTACAGCATCTCCACCACTAAATGACCAAGTTAATGTACCAGACTTAGATTGGTCAAGATCAGTTGAATCCCATGTAGGCCCAACTAAACTACCACCGTCTATACGATCTACTTTTACAGAGGTAACTCTATAATGTGTATTGGGGCTTGGTGCAGTACCAGAATATAAAATGTATTCAGTATTATAAGCAACAGTATCAAGCCTCGCATAAGAATATTCTCCACTATTTATTGGTGCTGCTGTATTACCTGTAGTACCAATAGTTTTTTGTGGGTTAGCAATTAGTGTATAGTCTTGAATTGTAGTTACAGCATAAGGAGCTGTAGCCCCCGCAAGGTAACTAAATATAGAATCTCCACTAGAATTTGTCAGAGATTTTTCAGACCCATCTGCTAAGTCCCATACTCTAATAGGAAAAGAACCAGTATTAGCTGGTGTTATTTGTACTAAATATTTTTCATCTCCATCTCTTAAAATTTCATACCAATGTCCTGCTGAAGTAGCATTAGTTAGTTTGCCTACAAACTCTGCAGGAGGGCGTTTTTTTAAACCAAATGTTATGTCTGGGACGGCATTATCACATACCCTTAACTGTCCTGGAAATTTTATTTTATCTGGCTGTTGAGATACACCCCCTAGAAAGTTTGGGATACGTTGATTTACTGCTGCCATTACATCCTTCTTAGTACTTTAAATGGTTTGTATACAGTGTTAGCATCATGCTGATACTGATAGTCATTAAATATATTATAGTCAGCTTGTTTAGAATCGTACTCCATTGCATTTGCCCTTGCAGCAGCTTCATCTGCTTCTAATAGCTTAGAGGACTGCGGGTTATTTACCATACGGTTAGAGGCGATCCTCGATGCTCTGGTGGTTATATAGTCTTTAAATGCTTGTGGTAGATCTTCAAAATCTATCATCCATACTATGTCGAAATATAATTTACTTACATTCTGAAAAGTAAAGCTATGATTTTTTTTGTCATAAACTTTCATAACTCCATTGTCACTCCTTCTAACTACATCATAGTCTTTGCCATGTTGAAATATATTTAGATCAAGTTGTAAAATGTTGTTGGGTATTATACATTGATTATTAGTGTCAAGGTCGATAGGATAGTCATTCTCTGTGTTGTATGACCAACCCTCAGCTTGAATTTCACGGCAGACTTGCTGCAGAGTTTTCTGAGCAATAGCCACTTCTGGACTTTGCACAGTCAATGTATTAACTGGGGACTCTCCAACACTCATTAAGATAGAATTTACTGCATCCAGTTCGGTGGACACTCCATATGATACTACTGCCATAAAAAAAGGGGGACACGAAGTCCCCGTATAAATGAATAATTATGAGAAAGCTGATGGCTTTGTAGTTGTCCCTGCGAACAATTCTACACATGCAGCTGGGTTTACATAATCTGCTCCCATAGCGAGTCTTCCTAGGATGACATCACCTTGATAAACAACAGAAACATCACCAGAAGTTACTTGAACCTGTGGCCCGATTGTTTCTACTACACCTGCAGCTTCTCTTTGGAAGATTAGTCCGCATGTGTTTGCAAAGTTAGAGGCAGCACCGTAGTTCTGACGAGCTCCGTAGTTGTTGCCTGTAGCTGTATTAGCTGTTTCGATACCTTCAGATACGAATGAACCTGTATTTCCAGGATCTATTGTAGCAAGGTCAGTTCCAGCTGATGCACCACTTGAAGGTGCAAATTTTGTACCATACTTAGAGAAGAATGGAGCGTTCATTGACTTGTAGATTTGAATACCTGCAATCTCAATTACACCATTTCCACTTTGTAAAGATGTACCTTGTACGTCTCTGTTAATTAACCCGTTAGTACCTGCTCCTTTTATGAGGGAGTAATACTGACGTGGATTAAGTACGGCAACCCGACCATCGTCAGATACGCCTTTTTCATCTAAAGCTGCTGCAGCATCATAAAATGCTGTTACAAGTTTATCATCATCAAGAGCATCGTC